GATGAAGATAACACACAATGGACAGCAACAGAAGGCACTAACGCAGGCGGTTAAGATTAAATTTAAAGAGGATTAAAATGAAAAAGATACTTATACTATTACTATGTTTATTACCATTTTCTGCAAAAGCAGAAGAAGAAAAGAAAAGTTTTTTTGGTGCTGACTTAGATGTTACAGCTGGAGTTTCTTCCGATTATATCTTTCGTGGATACAATCAGAATGGGGGTCATCTTGCAGTAAATGGAGGGGCTGAAGCATCAGGTCGTGTCGGAGTGGTGGAAGTGTTCGGAGGAATTTGGGCCTCTCAGGTGGACTATGATGACGATACAACCTATGAATATGATTTGTATGCTGGTGGAAATATTGACATCACAGACAATATATCTATAGAAGGTATCTTTACTCGTTTTGGATATGATGGAACAGTTTTATCAGACATTGATGAAGTTGAAGGTACAGTAAGTGCATATGGACTTTTTGGAACTTATGCAGTCAACATAAATAATACTGAAGAAGATTTCTATAAGTTTGGATATAAATTACATATTCATAATGGTATCGTTGATTTACTTGATCATATCGTAGTCGGTATCGAATATGGAAAGTCTTGGAATTTGTCAGAGTATCAAGCAGTTACTCTTGAGAAACAAGTAGGTAAATTTACAGTCGGTGGTAACATCGGAACAAAGGCACAGGCTATTAATATAACATATGAATTTTAATTGAGGAGATTTGAAGATGATTGGTGTTGGAGACTTTTTTCCAGAGTTTAAATGTAATGGTGTGAATGGAGAGAATGAAATGATTGAGGTCAATGATCTCAATGAGGGATGGAATGTCTACTATTTCTATCCAAAGGATTTTACTTTTATTTGTCCTACAGAGATAATGGAAATGGATAGACTCGTTGATGAGGGAGTCAATGTCATTGGATTTAGTGGAGACAATGAGTTCTGTAAACTTGCTTGGAAGAAAGACAACGATCTTATAAGAAATATTCGTCATACTCTAGCTGCTGACACAGGTTTAGAACTTTCTGGTGAGTTAGGAGTTGTTGATCAACATGAACAAGTGTGTCTCAGGGCAACATATATTGTTGATCCCGAAAATACAATTCAATCCATCACAGTTAATGCTCTTGATACAGGAAGAAATGTAGATGAGACAATTCGTACACTCAAAGCACTTAAAGCTGGAGGTCTTACAGGTTGTGGTTGGACAGAGGGTGAAGAGTTCGTAGCTTAAAAGAATTTGAGCCTGCACGACTCTTTGTTATAAATAGGAGAAACCGACTACATAATAAAGGGTCTGTGCATGGCTGTTCCAACTACAAGAGAAACATTTAAAACATATTGTCTAAGACGACTCGGTGAGCCAGTCGTAGATGTTAATGTAGACGATGATCAAGTTGAAGATAGAATTGATGATGCTATTGCTTTTTATAGGGATTATCACTATGATGGTGCAGAACGTGTTCTAATTCAGCATCAAGTCACGGCTACAGATAAAACAAATAAGTATATCTCAACAAATGATAATATTATCGGTGTTGTTAATGTACTATCAATTCACGACACAAACAGTTCATCTGCATTGTTTTCTGCTCGATATCAGATACATTTGAATGACTTGTTTGATATGTCTCATACATCTCTTATTCCATACTACACAGCTATTCGTCACGTAGAAACTCTCAATGAGATTCTTACGGGTAATCCTGTAATTCGTTGGAATCGTCATGTAGACAAACTTCATATTGATTTTGATTTTGATACGATTGCAGAAGATGAATATATTGTCATTGACTGTTATCGTGAGATTGATGGAGATACATATGCAAGTGTATGGAAAGATAGATGGTTGCAGAGATATGCAACGGCCATGATAAAACAACAATGGGGTTCTAATCTTACCAAGTTTGAAGGGGTTCAATTGCCTGGCGGTTTAACTTTCAATGGTGCAAAAATCTATGATGATGCATCAGCAGAGTTACAGAAACTTGAAGAAGAAATGAATAGTGGGTACAGTTTACCTGTTGCGGATATGACGGGTTAATAATGTGGCTACAAATAAATACTTTCAAAATTTCAGTTATGGTAGAGAACAAGACCTTGTAGAAGATTTGGCAATTGAGTCAATCAAGATACATGGTATTGAGTGTAAGTATCTACCAAGAACAATCGTAAAAAATGACAGTCTCTATGGAGAGGATATTCTTTCGACTTTTGATGATGCAGCTGAAGTTGAAATGTATGTCAAAAACGTAGAAGGGTTTGAGGGAGAAGGAGACTTTCTTTCAAAGTTTGGTCTTGAAATACGAGATGAGCTTACTCTTACTGTTGCAAAGAAAAGATTCGAACAGATTAAAACAGAGAAGATTACTACAGAGGTAGGATATAATCTTCTTCAAGAAAGTGCAAACACAACAGCTGCAAGTCGTCAGTACATATCAAGTGGAACTGCAAATACTGATTCAGTTATTCTTGAAGGGTATGATGCTTACACGATTGATAGTGAAAGACCGATGGAAGGTGATCTTGTTTTCTTTCCATTGAACAGTAAGTTGTTTGAGATTAAACACGTTGAACACGAATCTCTCTTTTATCAGACAGGTCGTTTGCAAACATATGATCTTAAATGTGAACTCTTTAAATATAGTGATGAAAGACTTGACACAGGAAATACAGAGATTGATGCAATCGAGACAGCGTTCTCAAGAGATTCTCTACTTTACCAAGTTCAACTTGAAGATGGAGACAATATGCTTTACGAGGATGGTGATTCTGTTATACAAGAGTTTAGACTTGAAACTCAAGATGCAGCTTCTAACAATGAGTTCTTTACTGCACAGGCAGATAGTATTATAGATTTCTCTGAAGTCAATCCGTTTAGTGAAGTGGATAGGTATTAATGTTTGGTGCTCAGTATTATAATCAGATAGTTCGAAAGTATATTATTGGATTTGGAAACCTATTCAATGATATCGTTGTTCAGAGACTTAACTCAGCAGGAGTTCGTGTTCAGTCGATTGGTGTTCCCGTTGCTTATGGGCCAAAAGAAAAGTTCCTAGTTCGACTTGCACAAGATTCGAGTCTTGAAAAAGAAGTTATGGTTCAACTTCCTCGTATGGGATTTGAAATCACAGGAATGTCATATGCTGGACAGAGAAAACTTTCTTCAACAATAAAAAATGCACGATACGATACATCAGATAATAATCGTTTAAGAACACAGTTTGTTCCTGTTCCTTATGATATACAAATTCTTCTTTCTATCTTTGTTAAAAATGCAGATGATGGAACACAGATACTTGAACAGATTGTACCATATTTTAGGCCAGAGTTTACAACAAACATAAAACTTGTTCCAAGTATGAACATTGTTATGGATACTCCAATTGTTCTTAACTCTGTCAATATAGAAGATACGTATGAGGGAGACTTTCTTACGAGAAGAGCATTGATATGGAATCTTGACTTTACCATACAGGGATATTTCTTTGGGCCTGTTTCTACTACAGGTGTTATCAAGAGAACACAAGTTGACTTTCATGCAAATAACATTGTTGGTTCATCAAGAAACTCAAGACTTGTTGTTGTTCCAGGCCAGTTTGCAAATGGTGATGCAACATCCAATAGTTCTCTCTCTGTTCATAGAAATACAATCTCTGCAAATAGTGACTTTGGTTTTGCACAAAATGTATTCTTCTTTACAGATGGATTTACATACGATCCAAAAACAGGAAGTGATTCAGATTAATGTCTAAAACAATTATGGAAAATAAACTTGAACAAATATTTGACCTTCCTGATAGTAAGGCTCTTGTCGAGATTATTAATAAAGACAATCCTCCTCCAGCTGAGATGTCAGATAGATTAGAAGATGACTACGAATATGCTCGTGGCAATCTTCGAAATATCATTGACAATGGAGGAAACGTATTGCAGAACCTTATAAATATTGCACAGGTAAGTGAACATCCAAGAGCTTTTGAAGTGGTAAGTCAATTAATGAAAACAATGATTGATGCAAACAAAGACCTTATATCCCTTCAGAAACAAGTTAAAGATATAAAAGAGGATAAGTCAAAACAACCAGCCCCTCAGAATGTTACTAATGCAATGTTCGTAGGAAATACAAAAGACCTTCAAAAAATGTTAAAAGAAATGTGAGGAACATATGTTAGAACCACTTAAAAATATAATTACCATCTTCTTTGCTCTATCCGTTACTGTAGCAGTAATG